TCTCATTCATAGGTAGGGTATTTGATGCTAATGCCAATACTCTTTCACTCAGACCATCAGTTAGTGTAGTTGAGCCTGATGTAGCTTCCTGTTTAAAACCTACTGCTAATGAGGTAATCATGGCATATTGTGATGCTGCCTCACCCGCTGCTATATCTATTCTGCATTTTAATGCTGTTGTGCCGCCTGGTATTGATGTCCATACCTTACTGTTATAAACATCTACCCATGATAAATATGATGGGCCCCATGATACTTGTAACTTAGTGGCTGAACCATACTTCTTATGAGATGTTGCCGCAACTAATACCTTATTCATACTGCCTGGTATAGTAACTTCGGGAGATATAACATAACCTTCAGTAGTGTTGCCTGTAGGGTAGGTCTTATAACCATTTAATGCCACCAGGGGTTTACCTAGTGAATCTGAGCCTATAGAACCACTGCCACATTAGGTCTACAAATTATAGTTATAACATCAGTAGCTGACAATAATATAGGCTTATTAATATTCCATGTATATTGTGAACCATTTGTGATATATGTGCCTGTTGTTGTAAAGATAGATATTTCATTAACCTTTAAGTTAGGTATGAATGTATCAGAGTTATATGCCTTAAAGGTTAGGGTAGTAATGTAATATGGAGTATTAGCTGTGTCATATACATTAGCCCAGTTAGTATAGTTACTATCAAAAAAAGTACTACCTGAATTACCTGATACTGAGTTAGCTATTGTTCCACCGAATAATACCTGTTCCGAAGGATACGCACCCTTAACTATCATTAGACCAGCCTTATGACCTGTATTAGATACAGTTAAGCCAGTAGTATTGGGAAATAGTGTATTCCACGTAGAATCAATGATATTCTCCTCACTATTTTCTGTTCCAGAACTAAATGTCTTACCATCCCATGGGTCTACTACCTTATCATAGTAAGTGGTATTGGAAAATGTCGCACCAAGATGTATATATCCGCCACCTACTGACATTGTAGCATTACCCGCTATATTAAAGTATGTCTTACCACCTGTCAAAGCTACAGTCTGTTCAATATACATACCTGATGTTGTTTCTAGGATACCTACTCTTATAGTATCTGTAGCATCTGCCTCCAAGGATTGTATCAAGAAATACATTCTATTCAGGGTAGGATGCCTAGCTATGGAATATATATACTGTGTACCAGCCTTTATAATATTGCCATTCAGATAGATATTCCTACAGAAGTATGGATATTGTACATTACTACCTCTACCTGCAAAATTACCATCAGAGAAGGTAGCTCCATCCGTAGGAGTTACACCCTCATATGATGCATTGTGAGTAGCTACTGTAGAATAGGTTGTTGCACCAGTCATCTTGATAGTAGTGAAAGAACTACTACTAGAGTTAACAACTAGGCACATTACACCATCTGCTGGGTCTTTATATATACCAGCTACTCTATTGAATGAAGATGTGGCAAATATCTGTGACCATGATTGACCATCAGTAGATGATAGTAACCTTACAGATGCCGCAGTACCTACCGCAGTTGTACGATGATTAGCCGCTATATACATAGTAGTGTCGTTATCGTTGTAAGTAACTATATTATCGTTATATTTAGGGAATAGAAGATTGGTAGTATATTCTGCCAATGTACCATCTGCTGATTGCTGTTTAATGTCTAATCTTAAGCTGGATACATTGGAGTATGCAGTATGAGCCATTCCTTTGAATACGAAAGACTGAGAATATCCACCACCATTAGTACCAAAACGTATAGTAGTAGACTGTGATATTTTACCGCCCCATGATGTGAACGGACTATCAGCAAAGTACCAATCATCATAGTAGTAGGTAGAACGTAAGTCTGATACAGCCATTGATGCCTGAGCATAGTCATTAGAATACATTACTGTGGCTCTATCTGTATTAGTAGAGGTTACAGTTGTAGGGTCAATGATTAGAGGATATACTAGGTCTTGTGCATTCTCTATAGCCATTGTGAAGGTCTGGTAACCTTCGTAAAGTCCTGAATCAGATATGGATACATCTGCATCCTGACCTAATATGAAAGGCTTCTCTATTATCCATAACTGCTCATCTGTATCTACATCATAGAAGTTGATGGCTCCATTCTCTTCTACCCATCTACATCCATCTGATGTTATAGTGAACATAATGGGTCTGTAATTCTCGGCACTATCTACAAAGATGTATTCTTTGAGCCTGTCTTCGAGTACTTCATACTTAATATCCATGCCAGGGTGTACGCCATTGTATCTTATGGTTGCGCCATCTACTACATGAGTAGTACATTGACCGTCATATACCTTGTAGTTAATCCATCTTATAGTACCATTGCTGTTCCTTACTTCGAAAGATGCAAGGTGGATATTATCAGGAGTTGTGTTATCATCGAAGTAGGCTATGAAACTCGTACCTTGAGAGATATACTCGAACTCATATAGAGATGTAGGCTTTAATGAGAGGTCTATCTCAGGACCTTGATATACTATTTGTGCCATATTAGCCAACCACCTTATAATAGAATTCTTGCTTCTCGTCAGTAGTGAGGTTAGTTACCTGTACCTGAACGTCGACCTTTGTATCGAAGGGTATTTGTGTCTTGGGGTCATCAGGTATGATACGGAAGAGTATCTGTACTTTACGCCCGTCATAAGTGAACTTGTAGCCCATATAGTGAGCTTCTATAATATCCTTAATGAGTCTTGATATCTTACGTTCCTTACCGTCACCGAGGTCTACACCCTTCTGTATAAGCCTCTCTGCGCCCTGCTTATATTGAATGAGTCCCTCGCCGTAGTTAACGGGTAGGTTGTAGTATTCATTGAGCTGACATATCTTATCAGCATTAAAAAAGAACTCACCTGTACGCGGGTTAAACCATAATCTAAAGTCAGGTCCATGCAATATAAATTGCTTGAGACTAGGCTTATCTATCTCATTAAAGCTATGTTCTACATCATCGATATCTATCTCATTGATAGTACCCTTAGCATCTATAGCCTTCCAGAAATACATTTGATTCAAGGATAATCCGTCTTTACTGTTGAGTTCTGTTTGTATCTTTTCATAATCAGACATTGTATTGTCCTCCTTAAGTTATAATAGAATTAAAGGGAGCGGGTTGTAGCCGCCCCCTCATGGGCTATACGTAAACGTATGATACCTTAACGTTAGTTGTGTGAGTACCAGTTGTTCCATTTGCGGGTACAGTAGTTCTTACAGACAATTCGCCTGATAGACCAGTTGTAGCTGCGATATTAGGTACGTTGATTGATGCTGTGAATGTAGATGCATCTGTAGAGAATGTCTTCCAACCTACTGCTTCAGCATCTGCGCCATCTGCTGTAACTGATACTGATTCTGCGATAGATGAACCTGTGTTACCTATCTTGAATGTTTCAGTTGCTATACCTGGTCTTACAATGTCACCAAAGTTGATTTCTGTGATAGCTGCGTCAGCAGTAGATGCTGCATTACCTGCGAGCCATTTAATAGTAACCATTTATGTGGCCTCCTTATTTTGATAGTCTTCGGGCTGCCCTCTTATGAGCATCCTGCAATTCGTGAGTGAGTATCTTTAGTGCTGCATCTATTGCAGGAGTAAGGAAAGGTTGTGCCTGGGAAGTTGATGTACCGAATTCAATATACTGTGCATAAGCGACCGAAGCCTCTACATGACCTTCTATTATGTCCGCTGACATCTTCTTTACAACACCCACTACGGAGCTACGAAGCTTACCTGTATCCATAGGAGCCAAAGCCTTGGCCTTCTCAACGATGTGTTCTATAACCTTTTCCATAGCATCCTGCACACCTACATCCATGAGCTTCGCATACTTATTCATGTTAGCATAGAGTTGTTTCTCACCATGAATCTTTCCGTTAACCATAGGTTATACCTCCAGTTCAAGTGTGAGTTTAAGGAATACTCCTGCTCCATCGTCATCTACGCCTACTACTGAGTAGGTATCATTCTTCCAATTGATGGTGTCACCTTGCTTTACATCGGTCTTTACCTTAACCAAACCTTCCCATTGATTCAACTTAACGAAGCCTGTCTCAGTACGCACATATTGAGAAGACTTTGAGTTGATTCTAATGTCTGCCTTACATACTTCTGTACGTATAGGAGTCTGTTCGCCTATTTCATTTACATCATAGGATGTTACCCTACTGATGGTTGCCTTACCTTGATAGAATCCGTTCATATTAGCCATTATCTTATACACCCCATTCTTGTTAGGTATGGTCTCAGATAATGTCTAGCCTTTGGAGCCAATTCAGCATATCCATCATTACTCAGTGAGAAGCTTGCGCCTCCTGCACTATATGATGTTACGCCTGACTGCATAAGCTGTCTGTTCTGGTCTTCACCTTCGAGTAGATAGATAGCCTGCTCACATTGAGCATATACTACGTCAGTAGGTATTACAGTTATATACTGACTGTATAATATAAGGTCTCCCTCTGAGAGTACCAATCCTGCGTCTATTCTAGGGAAAGCCAGTATCTGAGTAGATGTTATCCTACGTCCCACATACCTGAATTCATTCATGGTACGAGCGGCCATGACAAGGGCTTTATCTTTATCATCCTTGCTGGCCTCCGTCCATGCTTCTGAGCCAAGGCGTGTATTGAAGTAGGCTTGAGCGTCTTCGGCTAACACATAAGTATTAACACCGATTTCGAGTTCTATAGCCATTTGCTACACCGCCTTTATTATACTTGTGGTATTGTTAATGCTACTTCTACTGTTTCGTCGCCGTTGACAGTAACTGTACCTGTGTTGTAATATCCGCCGTTATACATTGCTGTCCATGGATATGTGCCGTCTGGAACGTTAGTAACTACGAGTTCACCTGATGCATTAGTTCTCTGAGTATATCCTCTAAAGTCTATTCTGCAATAGTTCTTTACTGTCTCGCCTATCTTAGCTGTGAAAGTAACTGTGTGAACTGTCTTAACTGCTGATAGTTCTGCACTGATGTCTTCATCAACGATATCTACTGTGCCTGATGCTATTGTCCATCCTGACTTAGTTGCTGTGTAAGCTACGTCTGTGCCTGCTGAATTGCCTGGTACTACTGCTATACCTGATGCATTAGTAACAACTGCATCCTCTGAGTAGTTAGCTATGATAGTTATATCCTTCGCTGTACCCTCAGTATTTGTTACCTTAATCATATACACTGTATTAACTTTAAGTGTATACTCAGTAGGGTCTACTTCATATGAGAAAGCTGTGTCTACTACTGTACCTGCTGATATTGTAGTAGGGTTGCTCTTTGCAACCACAGCTGAGTTTACGCTTGAAGCTCTGTCTATATTGACAGGAACTACTGCTGTGGAACCTGTAGTCAAGGTCGGTGCTTCGACCAATTCTACTTTAAGGCTTGCGCCTGTAGAATGACCTGCTGCCTTGAGCTTAATAGTACCAGTGGCAGGAGTCTTGAATTCGAGTACAGCATTTGCTGCACCTGCAACTCCAGCGTAAGGAACTGCTAATGAGAAATTGTGTGCCATCTTGGGACCTCCTTATTATATTAGTCCTGATAGTTACGCTACTACTTCTAGTTTAATAGATACATCGTAGTTATCGTTTACTGTCAATGCGTCGGATGCTTCATTATATCCATCCATTGTTATTGTGTATGTGTAGTCGCCTTCTGGACATTCAGCGAACTCTGCTACGCCGTTAGCGTCTGTGAGTACATCTGTTTCATTCATATTGACATTTGCACCTTCGATAGGGTTGCCTTCTGAATCCATGATATAGAATGTTATTGTAAAGTTCATCTTTGTGAACCTCCTCATTATAATGAATAAAGGGACGGGTTGCCCCGCCCCCGTTGATACTACTGGGTTGTTATTACTGGTTCTTACAGTTAACCTGTAAGGTTACTCTTAGAGAGTAAGAATCTTAACTGCCTTTGTAGGTAATGCTAATGCTGTTGCAAAGTGAACATTTGCAATGTAGTTAGTAATACCATTAACAGCAACTCTTGATTCTTCAACCTGAACGGTTCTCTTGTAAGCAACAACGATAGCTTCTTTCTTGAATACTACTGCGCTGTATACGTTACCTACTGATTTCTTAACTCTATCAGTTACGATAACAGGCATTCCGTAGAACTGTCCGAATGCTTGAATACCACCAACCATGATAGGTGCACCAAGGTCAGAAGCTTTGATGAAGTTAGCATCTTTGTAGATGTCAGCAAGCTGTTTGCTGTGTATCATCAATACTGCGCCTTCAGTGTCGTCGCCTAGTTTAGCTAATGCGTCAATCATGTTGTCTTTAGTTATAATTGCAGCGCCTGTTCCTACTTCTAAAGTAGTAGTTAATAGAGCTGCCATTAACGAGTTGTCTATGCAACCTGCAAGACCTTGTGCTAACTGAAGTCTAACGTTTCCGATTGGGTCTCCAGCGCCTTGTGTTGCCTGTTCATCAGACAAAGGAATAGCAGAAACTGCTTTTTCAACTGTAAGCTTAACGCTTGAACCAGTTAATGCTGTAAGACTAGCGGGTTGTCCTTCTGCTACAACAGTAGCGTCTCCAACATAGTTGAAGTAAGGAAGATTGATTACGTTACCTGGCTGGCCTTCGAACCCTACGATTTGTGTAGCCAATGCGCCAAGTTTTAATTTACCGACGAACTCTGTTGCAAGAGCGTCCTTGAATACTTCTGGAATGTATATAGCCATTGATGTGGCCTCCTTATTTTGTTATAAATTACTTAGAGTTATCTCTAAGTTTACGATATAGGTCTGCGTCTTTCTGATACAATTCGTTCTTCTCATCTATAGTCATCTTGTCAAACTTCTTAGTGATAGTGTGACTAGGTGGTGTAGATGGAGAACCCATTGGTTTAGTGATACCCATTGCTTTCATATCAGCTTTGAATGTCTCAACAACTTTCTTATATGATGCTTCAAGCTTAGCTGGGTCTGAAGATACTTCAATCATCTTCCTATATGCTTCTGGTAATTTAATGTCTTTACTACCTAGGAAGTCAGTCATTACCTTCTCAGCCTTGATACTGTTTATCTGTCCTTCGTAAAGGTTCTTAAGTTCAGCCTCTTTAGCCGATACGGCTTGAGTTACTTTAACTTCGAATCCTGCTTCAGTCTCAACCTTATACTTAGTAAGGTCTGCTACTGTGGATTTGAGTACATCGTAGTCATTGTATTTCTGTCTCTCACGAGCAATTCTTGCTTCTACGATATTATTAACTTCTGCTTGTTCCTCTGCTGTGAATGTTACTTTACCATTTTCTATCATATATATCTCCTCGGTTTAACGTCTCGGTGGACTTTATCCGTACTATACAGTTATACTGTAAGCCCGTCGGCTGGTGGTGTTACTGTTCCATCTATAGAAGCTATCATTTCATTGACTGCATCTTCAGATAGACCTGGGAAACACAACTCTATTGCTTTACGTTTACTAATGAGTCCTGCATTGAATAACTTGATGGCGTTGTCTGATGTCTCTTGTGTATCATCAGGGATTCCATCTGACCATTGAATATCTACATCTAATGTAGGATAGGTCATAAGACCACACTTAACATCGAGTAGTTGAGATACCCACAATACTTCTTTCAATCCGCTGTCAAAGTAGGTTCTCTTTCTGTTAATCTTAGCTAAGGTATTCATTAGGCGATAACGAAGGGCACGACCAGATTCCGCCGTTCCACCTGAATCCTTACCAAAGAGTGAAGGAGACATCTCTGATACAGTGAAGATTGCATCAAGTATTCTATCGAGTTCGGAATATGCAGCTGTAAGCTGTGCATCCCATACAATATATGAAGGAGCAGTGCCCCCACTGGGTATTTCAATTAAATCCATGTCTTTCTGATATACTACGCCGTTAGTACCGATGATTCCTTCGGGTACTGCCAGCTTCGGATTAGTGTGTTTATCAAGTATCTCTGATATACGAGAGAACCTGTTGTTATATTCATCAAAGAGTGGTTCAAGACCTTTGAAGTCTGAATCTCCTAGAAAGCTATTACCTGATTTGATATTAGGTATATGAATAACCAAGAATGCATCTATGCCTGTTGCTACTTCATCTAGTAGGTCAGGGTAGAAGTCTTGTAACTTAGTTTGTTCCTTCATTGTCCAATCATCATCTGATAACCATAATTCATTCTCTATCTTACCTGGGAAGTGGCGTTCTACTCTGATGTATTGTTTGCCGTCGAACTCTCTCTTCCATGCAAGGGTCTTTGATATGATGTTATTGATGTTGTCTGGGTCTACTTTAGGGAAGTACATATCTGGTTGAACTACTTCTATAATGACTTCATTATCCTGTGAGTGGCTGAATCTCTTACCGAATCTTACCTTGAAGAGTATGTCGCCCTTGTAGGCGCATGTTACTGCTGCCTCATGGCATATAGTGTGTAAGTCATTGTTGAGTATGATGGTGTCTATTGCTTCCTGCGTGTCTGGTTCCGATACTGAATAAGATGGTGATTCACCGAATAACAAATCGGCTGACTTTACACTAATAAGATGTGGTATATTAATAGGAATGTATGTGCATTCTTTCCCAAGCTGTAGATTTGCGAACACTCGTTTATGTTCTCCATCGAAGATATCTTCGTATCTTTCATATTGCTGTATTCTACGTATATCTGTTTCACTAAGGAAACTCTTTTTGTTACTGAATATGCTCAAGTGTCTATTCCTCCTTCCTTAGTTTTAAGCCTTTATTCCAAGGCACTTTACCTTGACGTGCCTGACTTAACTTCTGTTTGTGTTCCTCTGAGAAGGTTATTCCAATTCTGGATTCGGACTTCTTCTTACGAGTCTCCTCGGAGTCTGTCCTGCCTTTACCAGCTTCAGATAACTTCTTACGAGTATCTTCTGAGATAGGAGGTAGCTTTCTATTTCTATTACTATTGCCTATCCTGCTTCTGGTTTCTTCTGAACACTGTCTGCCTGTTATTGATTTTAATAGAGCCTGTTTATGTGACTCTGAGATTGTCATACCTGCGTTTGATTCGGCCTTTACTCTTAGGTTATATCCTTTATCGGGGTTACAACATTCAAGAGTATCTATCCAATATTGTTCACGTTCAAGTAGGTCTATTGTGTCTTCTATCTTAATGAAGGTAAATGCTTCTAATCCATATTGGTCATATGATGATTGTAGATGCTTGTTAGGATGTGTGCCTTTCTCAAGGTTTCTTCTATGAGCAGATAATCTACTTACTACATTCTTGCTTGACCCAATGTATATCTTGTCATTCATAGTATTAGCTATCTTGTAGATACCTGACTTCATTTGAATCCTCCTTATTAAAGTCCTGCTGGTCTATGACCTGGGCCCCAAGCCCTTGCTGTGCGTCTTCTACGCATTTGGAATGCTAATGCCATTGCCATAACGCAGTCATCATGCATTGATGATGGGGCACCTGATTGGCCGCCACCTAAGTCTTGATATGCTTGTAATTCACTGAGTAATATATGAGAAGATATCTTGACTTCCTCGTTACGAAGGGCTTCCTCAAGGTCATCAATCATGATAGGCTTAGAGGTTCCTGTTGTGAGCCATCCTGCTTTACCCTTATCATCTCTGTAGATGTTAGGATATTGTAGTTGTGCCAGTCTGAGTAACACTGTGTGTCCATGATTATTACGTTCAACACCGACTATTGCATCACAGTATCTTCTACCCAATGAGTCTAGCATCTCTGCAAATACATCAGGTGTATAATGTCCGCGTATCTCTTCGACCTGTTCTAATGTATCTAGGTCTATTACATAACCTACTGAGTAGTCACCATCGACTAACCCTTCGGCTGGGTCTGCACCTATTGCATATCTATGTCCACTAACAGCAGGCTTACGAGTTGTTGCCACCTTTAAGTAGCTTGATTGGAATATAGGTTTACCTGACTGTAAGAATGAGCACTCATATTCTTGTGCGAACTTCTTAGGTCCGAGTTGTCTTAGTGTCTGTTCATACCATGCTTGGTCTCTATCCTTACGTACATTCCACATAAGTTGGAATAACCTGAAGTCATTGTCCTTAGATATGGCTTGTGATACCAATGTATGAAAGTAGTTACCTACTCCATTAGGTGTAGAGATGATGGTTAATCTGCCGCCTCTTGATACCGTAGGATAGATAGCTGTATATATATCTTCATCCATTGACTTACGAGATACATTATAGAATGCGAACTCATCAAGGATGATGTG